TAGTTTCTCTGAAATAGAGAACTTGAAACAGCAGCGGATGGCATTCTTGATTTTACAGAAGTAAATCCGTTTGGCGAATTTGGCAATTTTACTGGTAGCTTTTAATGTTAGGAAATTATTTTTATCACCAAATTATTAGAAAGACTGTAACTACTTTTGGTACTCTTTTTAATAACATTCAACTAAAGACACTTGATGCTAATGGTGATGTAGTCACTCAGCAGAAAGTTCCTTTAGCGTATGGACCTGTTCAGAAATTTTTAGCAAGACTTCAGCAATCTCCTGATCTTGATAAGAAAGTAACTATTACTGTTCCTAGGTTATCATTTGAGATGACATCTTTACAGTATGATGCAGGAAGAAAAGTTCCCCCTATTCAAAGGAACCGAGCAGTTGGTGATGGTAAAACCACCACTACTAAAGTACAATATCTTCCTGTTCCTTATACTATTGGATTTGAGCTTAATGCTATCGCAAAATCTCAAGATGATGCTCTTCAAATTATCGAACAGATTTTACCATTCTTCCAACCACAGTTTACCATGACTGTCAATCTCATTCCAGAAATGAATGAGAAAAGGGATATCCCCATCATCTTAGAAAGTATTGATTTTACTGATGATTATGAAGGTGATTATTCTACAAGAAGATACATTTATTATACACTAAGATTTAGCGTCAAGACCTTTATGTATGGTCCTGTTGCTGCTAATGATATCATTAGAAAGTCTATTGCTACTACTCTTATTGGTGACAAAGATACTAATGCTAGAGCACTTGAGTATAATGTTACTCCTAAGGCATTGGAAGATAAGAACACTGATGGTGTTATCAATGCTGCTGATGACGCTCTGCTAGAACCAGATGATGACTTTGGATTTAATGAGGGGATGATATATCATGGACCATAAATTTCAAGAGAACATGGAGGATGTTTTTGACATCACTCCTATGGATGAAGAGGAGCAACCTAAACCCAAAAAGGTTGATGTTACTAGTGCTGACATAGAGACAGATTATAAGTATGCCCGTGGTGAGTTATATGAACTCATTCAGAAGGGTCAGGTTGCCATTGAGGAACTCCTAGACGTTGCTAGGAGCAGTAACCACCCAAGAGCATACGAAGTCGCCTTCCAGGGCATTAAGAACGTTGCTGACATCACTGATAAATTATCTGATCTTCAGAAGAAGATGAAAGATCTAGGTCAGGAAGAAAAGAAAGGACCGACAACAGTTAACAATACTATGTTTGTAGGATCTACTGCTGATCTTGCTAAGATGTTGAAGCAGGCAAAAAATAATTTGGAAGATAAATAATTAAAAATTACAGAACAATGATTATCAAACCCGTATCAGTTGCTGTCGATCTTGACTCTGCAGCAAGCAATGTATCTTCAGCAACATTAGTTTCAGTTGTCAACACTAATAGTGCTGCTTGCTTGATTGTCAATAGCAATGGAAATAATTTTTATCTTGCCGCTGGCGAGCGTGTTGAGGTAAAAAAACTTGCCGCAGAAACTCTTGAAGCAACTACAGGTTCTTCTGCTTCTGTATGGGCATCTGCTATTGCATACCTCGATTGAATAAATAACCTAGTAAACCCTCCCTGCTGGCATGAAGTCATTTAAAGAATTTAGAGAATTAAGCGAAGCGAAAAGTGGACTTTATGCAAATATCCATGCTAAAAGAAAGCGTGGTGAAGCACCTGCTAAACCTGGATCCTCCGACTATCCAGACAAGGATGCTTTTAAGAAGTCAGAGAGGACTGCTAAAGAAGAATTTGAACTCACCCAAGAAGGAGCAGCCTGGACAAAAAAGTCAGGAAAAAGTAAGTCAGGAGGACTTAACGCAAAAGGACGCAGATCTTATGAAAAGGAAAATCCAGGATCTGACCTTAAAGCACCAAGCAAAAAGGTTGGAAATCCCAGGAGGGCATCCTTCTGCGCTCGAATGAAGGGCATGAAAAAGAAACTAACTAGTAAGAAGACTGCTAGTGATCCTGATAGCAGGATCAACAAATCACTGAGAGCTTGGAACTGTTGATAAATGGCTGATAAAGTTTATAAAGGTTCGCCTAATCTAAAAGCGGCGAACGTGGAAATGAGTTTCACTCCTAAACAGGTTCAGGAGTGGTTGAAATGTGCTGACGATCCCGTCTACTTTACTAAAAATTATATCAAGATTGTGTCACTGGATGAGGGTCTAGTGCCATTTAAGATGTGGGACTTTCAGGAAGAGATGATTGAAAGGTTCCATAATAATCGTTTTAACATTGCTAAACTACCACGTCAGACTGGTAAGAGTACCACTGTGGTTTCTTACCTGCTGCATTATTGTATCTTTAATGATAATGTCAACATCGGTATCCTAGCAAACAAACTAAGTACATCCAGAGAACTTCTTGGCAGGTTACAACTTGCTTATGAGAACCTTCCTAAGTGGATGCAGCAAGGTATTGTGTCGTGGAATAAAGGATCTCTAGAACTTGAGAATGGTTCTAAGATTATGGCAGCATCTACTTCTAGTTCTGCTGTCCGAGGTATGTCATTCAACATCATCTTCCTGGACGAATTTGCGTTCGTTCCAACTCACATTGCCGAGCAATTTTTCTCCTCAGTATACCCTACGATCTCCTCAGGTAAGTCTACTAAGGTTATTATCATCTCTACGCCTAATGGGATGAACATGTTCTACAAGCTCTGGCATGACGCTGAGAGAGGTAAGAACCAATATATCACTACAGAAGTACACTGGAGTCAAGTTCCTGGCAGAGATGCTAACTGGAAAGAGCAGACGATTGCTAATACATCTCAACGCCAGTTCACTCAAGAATTTGAGTGTGAGTTCCTTGGATCTGTAGATACGTTAATTGCTGCAAGCAAATTGCGAACAATGGTGTATGATGATCCTATTGCCGATAACGGAAAAGGATTAGTAGTTTATGAGAACCCGAAAAAAGAACACGATTATATTATTACTGTTGACGTTGCCCGTGGTGTGGGCAGTGATTATAGCGCATTTTTGGTTTTTGACATTACAAAGTTCCCTTACAGGTTGGTAGCACGTTATAAGAATAACGAAATCAAACCTATGATGTTCCCAACCATTATCACTGATATGGCAAAGGGATATAATAGAGCATATGTTTTAACAGAAGTGAATGATATTGGAGATCAGATAGCATCTATGATGCATTTTGATTTGGAGTATGACAATATTTTAATGTGTGCCATGAGAGGGCGAGCAGGACAAATTGTAGGCACAGGATTTTCTGGAAAGAAAACACAGTTAGGTGTCAAGATGTCTAAGACCGTGAAGAAGGTTGGATGTCTAAACTTAAAAACTTTTATTGAAGATGATAAACTTGTAATTCCAGATTACGATACTATCAGTGAACTGACTACATTCATTCAAAAGAGTCAGTCTTTTGAAGCAGAAGAAGGATGTCATGATGATCTTGCGATGTGTCTCGTTATCTTCTGTTGGTTAGCAGTACAAGATTACTTTAAAGAGATGACGGATAATGATGTTCGTCAAAGAATTTATGATGAACAAAAAAATCAAATTGATCAAGATATGTCACCCTTCGGATTTATTTCTGATGGTTTAGAAGATCAAGAAAGTTTTGTAGATAAGGATGGCGATCGTTGGTTCTTGGATGAGTATGGTGATGTATCATCAGAGTTTACTTACATGGGTTCGTATAACTAGTGGACTTTGAGGAGGAGTTTGAATTAGAACATCTCTTGTGGAAAGAAAGGAAATGCAGATCTTGTGGTGAGGTAAAAGATTTACTTACAGATTTTTATAGAACTAGGAAAGGAAGATCAACATTATCAGCATACTCTTATGAATGTAAAGACTGCACTGTTAAAAGAGTTATGGAAACTAGAAAGAAGAGAGATCATTTTACTGAAATAGGTTATCCAGACTGGTAGTTCATGCATTGTTTCCCCAGTTGAAACATAGGATTTCATAAATAATCACAGAATAAAATCTGAACTTTAGAGGTAAAAGATGGCATCTCAATCATCGCCAGGTATTATTGTTCAGGAGCGCGATTTTACTAATTCACGTCTCCAAGAAACATCTACCAATGTCGGCGCTATTGCTGGTCCTTTCACGAAAGGCGAAGTAGGCGTTGCAAAATTAATCACAAACGAGAAAGAACTCGTTTCAACTTTCGGTAAGCCAACCGCAGACAACTACGAATTTTGGTTCACTGCTTCCGAGTTTCTTAACTACGGTGGCAATCTTCAGGTAGCAAGAATTTCCAGTTCTGCTTCTGGATTTTTAACTAACGCTAATGAAACTAGTGCTGGATCAGTAAGTATTAATAACTTATCTGATTACGAAGCTAACTTTGAAGGTAGTTCACAAGCCTACAAATTCGCTTCAAAAACTCCTGGAACATGGGGTAATGCACTTCAGGTAGTAACAATCGATGCTGGTGCAGATCAAATTCTGACACTCGCAAACGGTGTAGCATTTACAGCTGGTGACGCTGTTACTGACGGAACTGCTACTGGTGTTGCATACGAAACAAACAGTGGAGACACAACGAAAGTTGCTGTTGTTCTTGACGCTGGTTCTGCTAAGTTCGTTAAGAACGGAACAGTAAGCACAGAAAACGTTGATGGTGTTACTAGTTGGTATGACGAGCAGTATGCTGTCGCTGGATTAATTAAGTGGAGTGCAATCGCACCTCGCCCCGGAACTTCACCTTATGCTGCTGAAAGAAGTGGTGCTAATGATGAACTGCATTTCGCGGTCGTAGATGCAACTGGTGGTATTACCGGAACAGCAAATACAATCCTCGAAAAAATTCTTTTCGTATCAAAAGCACCTGGTGCTAAGACTACCGAAGGAGAAGGTAACTTCTTTAAGAATGTTATCAAAGGTCGTTCAAAGTATATCTATGTAACTGCTTACGAAGATACTTCAGTATACACACCTACTTCTGGTGTAGATATTTCTGATGCCGCTACTCCAGCAAGCATCTTCAAACTCTATGGACCTAAGTCTTACACATTGGGTGGTGGCACTGACTATCAGAATTACAATGTAGGAAACGAAACTCAAACATATCTTGATGTCTTCTCTGACACTGAGACCATGTTGATTGATTACATCCTCACTGGTCCTTCAAGTCTTTCTAAAGCAAATACATTAATCAATCTGTCTAATACCAGAAGAGATTGTATCACTTTTGTTTCACCACAAAAATCTGATGTTATCGGATCTGGTGCTTCTACTGCTGCTGCTCAGACCGATAACGTTGTAGACTTCTTTGAATCAATCAGCGACAGTTCTTCATACGCTGTTTTCTCTAACAACTATAAGTACATCTATGACAGATTTAATGATGCATATCGTTGGATCCCATGTGATGCTGATGTTGCTGGTCTTTGTGTAAATGCTGCTGACACTGCTGAAGCATGGTTCTCACCTGCTGGTTTCAACAGAGGCAACTTGAGAAATGCGATTAAGATTGCTTACAATCCCAATCAAGCGCAGAGAGATGAACTTTATGGAAAGCGTGTCAATCCTATCGTTTCATTCCCTGGTCAGGGTATCGTTCTTTACGGAGACAAAACTGCTCTTCGCAGTCCTTCCGCATTCGATCGTATTAACGTTCGCCGTCTGTTCCTCATTCTTGAGAGAACAATCAAAGACTTCTCCAAGAGTGTACTCTTTGAGTTGAATGATACAACTACTCGTAATAACTTTGCTACGCAGGTAAACAACTACATGCGTGATATTCAGGCAAGAAGAGGCATGACTGATTTCCTCGTAGTTGCTGATGAATCAAACAACACTGCCGATGTTATCGACAGAAATGAATTTGTTGCCGACATCTATATCAAGCCTTCTAGATCAATTAACTTCATCACTCTTACATTCGTTGCCACCCGCACTGGTGTTAGTTTTGACGAAGTAGTTGGTAGAGTTTGATTAACAATAAATACAAATAAGGAGATAATCAAACAATGGCAAACTTAACCGCATTTAAAGGAAAAATTGGTTACGGTCTTCGTCCTAATCTATTCCGTGTAAGCGTAGTAGATCTTGAGGCAAACATCAATTCTATTGATGGTGCTGAGGATGTAAAAGCCGGTGATGGCAAATTTTCATTCCTATGTCGTTCTGCTGGTATCCCTGCTAGCAGTGTTGGAACTGTAGAAGTTCCTTTCAGAGGTAGAGTTATCAAACTTCCTGGAGACAGAACGTTTGAATCATGGACTGTTACCGTAATGGCTGACGAAGACATGGCACTCAGAGGATACTTTGAGAAGTGGATGGATCGTCTGAATAAGCATGACGACGGTGCTGGATATACTTCAGACTTCGCTTCTACTTTACAAGTTGATCAACTTGGTAGAGGAACTTCTTCTGGAGATGATCCTTCCGATCCTCATAACATCGTAAGATCCTACAAATTCAACAATGCTTTCCCAAGCAATATTGCTCAGATTGACTTGTCATATGACAACAATAATACTGTTGCTGAGTATACAGTTGAATTCCAGTATGACTGGTGGGAAACCGATGACGTAGGGGCAAGTTCAATTACGTGATAAATAACTACAGTAAAACGTAGTTTCATTTATACAATGGCGGAGTTATTCGGATTTTCTTTAGACAAAGATAATCAAAAGAAAAAGAAGCAGCAGGGGTTAGTATCTCCTGTTGCTCCCAATAACGATGATGGGACCGTAACAATCTCTGCTGGAGGTTATTACGGTCAATATGTCGATATTGAAGGTATCTCAAAAAATGAATTTGAGCAGATCAGAAAATATCGCGAAGTATCATTACATCCAGAAGTAGATTCTGCGATTGATGAAGTAGTAAACGAAGCAATTGTTGCTGATGGTGATGATTCACCAGTAGAAATTGAACTCTCTAATCTTGAAGTAAGTGACTCAATCAAGAAGAGAATTCGAGAAGAATTTAAAGAACTTAAAAGACTAATTAAGTTTGACAAAAAATGTTACCACATTTTCAGGCGTTGGTACATTGATGGCAGACTGTATTATCATAAGGTAATTGATATAAACAAACCCACTGAGGGTATCAAAGAACTCCGCTACATTGATCCACTAAAGATCAAGAAAATGCGTGAGGTTAAAAAGTCAGCTGCTCCTGCTACAGATAGTAATGGAAAAGTTGATTACGGAAGTATTACTGAGTATTATTTGTATAACCCTAAGGGTGTATTCAATAGTAAAGCAACAGTTTCAATTGCAGGCAACGATCAGTTAGGGGTAAAAATTGCTCCTGACGCAATTACATTTGTGTCATCAGGTTTGCTTGACATGAATAATAACCTTCCATTGTCTTATCTTCATAAGGCATTAAAGGCAGTTAACCAACTGAGAATGATTGAAGATTCTCTGGTTATCTACAGAATGTCTCGCGCTCCTGAGCGTAGAATTTTCTATATTGATGTTGGCAATCTTCCTAAAGCAAAGGCAGAGCAATACCTCAGAGAGGTTATGTCTCGCTACAGAAACAAGTTAGTGTATGACGCTAACACTGGTGAAATTCGTGACGACAAAAAGTTCATGAGTATGCTGGAAGATTTCTGGTTGCCTCGCCGTGAAGGTGGTAGAGGAACAGAGATCACCACACTTCCTGGTGCTCAAAACCTTGGAGAACTTAAGGACGTTGAGTACTTCTTGAAGAAACTCTACAAATCGCTTAACCTCCCACCATCTCGCGTGGGCGAGGAAAAGGGATTTAGTCTCGGACGTTCCAATGAGATCTTGCGTGATGAACTTAAGTTCGTAAAATTTGTCGGAAGGTTGCGTAAAGAATTCGCACATCTCTTCAATGATATGTTGAAGACCCAACTCATTCTGAAAGGTGTTATCACCACAGATGATTGGGAGATGATGGAACAGCATATTCAATATGACTTCCTGTTCGATAACCATTTCACTGAACTAAAAGAAATTGAAATGATTGGTGAGAGGTTAAATCTCGTAGAGAGAATGCAACCTTTCCTTGGAGTATATTATTCCAACGATCATATCAAACGTCAGATCCTGCAACAAACAGAAGCTGAAATGGAAGAGATTAAGATCCAAATTGACATCGAGAAAAAATCAGGTGAACTGATGGATACTCCAGTCATGCCAGTGGAAGATCCTAATGCTGCATTGCCTCCTGCAGGTGGACCTGTTGATACATCATCGAAGCCTCCTATGAAGGCACAAACTTCTAAAGAAGTTGAAAACTAAATAATATTATAATTTAATTTACTATTATGAGTGTAACTAAAGAATTGATTGACCAAATTGTCAACGGAGAAAACTCTGTTGCATCTGATGAAGTGATTGATATGCTTTATGCTAAGGCATCTGAAGCATTGGATACTTACAAAAAAGAGTATTCCACTCAACTGATGAACCCAACTGAAGTTGAGTCTGAAGTTCCTGAAGTAGAAGCATCTGCTGAAGAACCTACCACAGAACCCGAACCCACAGAAGAACCATGAAACTTATCGTAGAGCACATTGAGGATATTGAACTCCTCACTGAAGAGAAAGATGGAAAAGAGTATACATATATCCAGGGAGTATTTCTCCAGGGCGATCTAAAAAATCGCAATGGTCGTGTATATCCCATGCCTGTTCTTCAGCGCGAAGTAACTAATTACAATGAAAATTTTGTACAAAAGTCTCGTGCTCTCGGTGAACTAGGTCATCCTGATGGTCCTACCATCAACCTTGATCGTGTTTCACATAAGATTGTGGAACTTTACCAAGATGGTTCTAACTATATTGGTAAGGCAAAACTACTTGAAACCCCTATGGGTCAGATCGCAAAGAACCTTCTTCGTGAAGGTGTACAACTCGGAGTTTCTTCCAGAGGTGTAGGTAGTTTAGAATCTAAAGGTGGTTCTAACTATGTCCGTGATGATTTCATGCTTACTACTGCTGCCGATATCGTAGCAGATCCTTCTGCTCCCGACGCTTTTGTTGACGGAATTATGGAAGGAAAAGAGTGGGTTTGGAATAACGGAGCATTTAAAGAAGCAGATCTCCAAAGAGTTAAGGAAGAGTTAGACAGTGTATCTCGCAATCAACTTGAGGGTAAAATCCTCGAAGGGTTTGAGAGACTGCTTTATAACTTGTAATTTTAATAAATAAGTAATAGAAAATCAAAAGTATCCATAAGGGGTTATTTTAAATGGCTAATTCGTTAAACGAGAAATTTGAGGACTTCGCATCAAAGAATTTTGATGCCGATACCGTTACAGAAATGAAGAATGCTGTAAATGCTGGTGCAGCTCCTGCAGAAGGTTCAAATCTTCCTAGTTCATCAGCCGCTGAAGTTGCAGTTGCTAACGTAGAACCAATGGCTGCCGGTTCTTCCGAAGGTCACACAGGCAAGTTTGAAAACTCTGGCGCTAAAGCTGCTGCCGCTGTTAAGAAGTCTAAGACTGCAGTTAACTCGGGTGAAGGCAAGCAAGATCCTATGCCTAAATTAGAAGGTGGTAAGGATATGTCTGGTAAGAGTGCCAGTCGTGGTGGCGGGGACGCAATGCCTTCTCTTAAGAAAGAAGGTGCTGTCGATGAAACTAAGGAAGTTGTAGAAACAGTTGATGTTTCTGCCGACATTGACGCTCTTGTCAATGGTGAGGAACTTTCCGAAGGTTTCAAAGAAAAGGCAACAACAATCTTCACTGCTGCTGTTACTTCTAAAATTACAGAAGAAACAACACGTTTGGAAGAAAAGTATGCTGCTCAGTTAAATGAGCAAATTGACGTGATCAAGGAAGAGATGACCTCTAAGGTTGACTCATTCTTGAACTATATTGTAGAACAATGGATTAGCGATAACAAGCTCGCAATTGACGAAGGTATTCGTACCGAGATTGCTGAGTCATTTATGTCTGCTCTGAAAGGGTGTGTTCACTGAACACTATATGGA